ATTATTGTAGGCTGAACATAACCACCTTCATAAGTTTTATAATCTCTGTTTAAATGATTATCAATAACATCTTGTGCAGAAATTTCTTTATTTATTATATTCGGTGCTTGGGAGATTAATCCCATTGTTGCCATAGGTAAAGCAAAAGGTAATACATTACTTATGTTTGATAAGTTTGTATTGGCTTGGCTGCCTTCTGTACCAGCATAACTACCTATTCCTAGCTCTACAGGCTTTGGATTTAATAGGGGGTTGATCTGTTTAACTTGGCTTAATAGCATTTAAATTTCCATTAGAGGTTTGTATTGTGTTGAAATAGCTCCCATGCAATTTGCAGCCGAGCCGATGGGGTACATCAACTATTTTTATCTGTTCCTACATTGTTCTTGTTTTGTACTTGTATTGTTCTCAAGGAACAAAGCAC